GTGGTAAATGTTAATAAGCTCAAAGGGGCCATTGTTGAACACGGCATGAATATTGAAATTCTCGCCGATAAAATCGGCATGGATAAAAGCACATTTTATCGACGTATGCAGGCGAATGGAGACACTTTCACGCTTAAGGAAGCCAGCGATATCGTCTCAGCTCTAGGTTTAACCGCTGAGGAAGGCACGCAAATTTTTTTTGCCAAAGAAATCGCATAAACGCGACTTTCGATAAGGAGGTACAGCATGGGAGAAAACAAAATTCAAATATTTAATAATCCTCAGTTTGGACAACTCCGTACTCTTGAGATTGATGGCGAGCTGTGGTTTGCGGGTAAAGATGTTGCCGTTGCGCTTGGGTATGCAAAACCGGAAAACGCACTTGCGGCTCATGTTGATATAGAAGATAAAACCACAACCCTAATTCAGGGTGGTAGTTCTAACTACAAAAGCAAAACAACCATCATCAACGAATCTGGTCTCTACTCGCTTATCTTGTCCAGTAAGCTGCCGTCTGCCAAGCAGTTTAAGCGCTGGATTACATCTGAAGTATTACCCAGCATCCGTAAAACTGGCGGTTACATAAACCCCGAATCCGTACAGTCGAACGGCCCCATCAGCCCGCGGCCAAAGTTTCTCAATCAAAGCGCTGCGGAAATGATGGCCGAGGCAAAAATCTGTGATTCCCGTGTTTCCTTGGCAAATCAATGGCTGACACTGTTCCAGATCGCCACCGACCCAGAGATCAAAGAAACTTGCATGCTAAAAGCCGCATCCGTGCTAAACGGCGGCGTGGACATTACATCAAAGCCATCAAACCCGACGACCTTGTCCTCTGGTGAAAACACGGCATCGGCAATGTCAGTTTCGCAGGGCGACCACGAGCTGCTGAACGCCCGTCAGGTCAGCGAGCTCATCGGCATCGCACCGCAGCGTATCGGAAGACTTGCAAATCTAAATAACCTGAAAACCAATGAATATGGCGCATGGCTGGAATACGATGGCCCGTTTGGTAAAAAACGCAGATTTTTATATAACCGCAAAGGCGTTGAACACCTGCGTGAAATCACTCAGAAATAGTACATCCAACAGAGAGGCACAGCATGGAAAGCATCACAATCGACTTTGATAGAATCCCGGAAAAAGAAAAGCGAGTTCTGGGCGACACGCTCTTTACAGCCTGCAAGGCGTTCTACGAGAATCCTGACAACCTTGCTCGGTACAACGCATGGAAAGCAAAACGGGAGGCCGCTCATGTATAAGATTATCAACCTTGCGGGCCGCATCTCACTTTTCTTTGTGATTGAGGTCGCTATGTACTACGCCATGTTCGACCCGCTTCTCCACATCGTTTTCGGCCTGCCTGACCGTCCCGCACTGCTTATCGCATCGTGGGCGCTCCTGATTGTCGCCGCCATCATCGACGATACGATTCTCCCCGTTTTCAATTACGACAAGGGCACCGATGCCCACGTCAGATAAATTTTGGAGGTAACACACCATGATCGAACTGAAAGTAACCGTTGACGCTCCCGAACTGAGCGCCGCCATCAACCATCTGGCCGAGGCCATCGAAAGCAAGGGCACTGATGCCCCCGCCGCTCCGGCAAAAAACTCCCGCGGCAAGAAAGCTGCTGCCAAAACTGCCCCGGACGCACCTGCGGTTTCTGCTCCTGCCCCGTCTGAACCTGTCACTCCCCCGGCCACTGTTGAACAGCCGCCTGTGGCCGCGCCTCAGCCCGCACCCGTGCAGACCCCCGTCGCTGCCCCGGCACAGCGGCCTGCTCCTGCCGCCCCCGTGGCCACGCCTATGATGCCTCAGCCTGTTGCAACGGCTACTCCCGTGACGACCCCGCCTGCTGCTCCTGTGACCCAGCAGTTCATCCCTCAGCCTGCCGCTGCACCTGCTCCCGCTCCTGTCGCTCCGGCACAGCCTCAGCAGAGCGGTGTCACCCTTGAGCAGATCATCAACGCCGCTATGCCGCTGATGAACAGCAACCCCGCATTTGCTATGCAGTTGCAGGGCATCCTCGCAAAATACGGCGTTCAGGCCGTCACGCAGATTCCTAAAGAGTTTCTGCCCAATGTGGCTGCTGATCTCGCCGCCCTCGGCGCAAAGTTTTAAGGGTGCTGAGATGACGGCGTGGGAATATGACGCCATGCAGGCGTTGCTAACTCGTAAGGCCCAGAACAACCCACACAGCGGAAAACGCGCCGAGGGGTATATGGATGGGATTCTCGCGGCGAAAAGTGTTCTTCACGCTTTTTATCAACAGCAAGAAAAGGAGAAAGCAAATGGCAAGCCCTGAGATTCATGCCAAGTGTGGCGCATCCAATGCGCACCGCTATCTGGTCTGTACCGCGTCGCCCACGTTTGAGGCGCAATTCCCAGCCAGTACGAGCGTCTATGCCGAGGAGGGTACACTGGCGCACAGCATTTGTGAACTGTTCGTCAAAACTCGCGGCGACGTGGACGCGATGGCTGAGGAACTGCGCCCCCTGCAGCGGAACAAGCTCTATCAGCCCGAAATGCTGACCTGCGCCAAGGTCTACTGCGACTGGATTATGGAAAAGGCGCTGGGCTACACCAATCCTCCGGCGATTATGACGGAGCAGCAGGTGGACTTTTCTGATGTTGTGCCGGATGGTTTCGGTACTTGTGATTGCGTGATGATCGGCGATGACACGCTGAACATTTTTGACTACAAACACGGCAAGGGTGTCCGTGTGGATGCCGTGGGCAATCCGCAGATGCGGCTTTACGCCCTCGGTGCTCTTGCAAAGTACCGGCCCTTGTACGGTGACACCATCAAAAAGGTGCGCATGACTATCATCCAGCCCCGAATCAGTGCCGACCCGTCTGAGGATGAGATGACCGTGGATGACCTGTTGGCATGGGGCACTGAAATCCATCCCCTCGCTGTGGAGGCGTTCAACGGCCCCGGCGTATTTGTTCCCGGCGAGCACTGCAAGTTCTGCCGGGGCAAGGCAAAATGCCGCGCTCGTGCCAATATCAACACGGCTCTGGAAGATTTCGCCGCCTGCGTACCTATGGGCCGGATTCCCGCCGATGAACCGAAAGACAACATCACGCGCCGCGCGATGGGTTTGCAAAAAGCGCTGACCGATGATGAAATCGGTCAACTGCTGACACGCGGTCAGTTTTTGGTGAGCTGGTATGACGATCTCAAAGCCTATGCACAGCAGACCATTCTCGACGGCGGCGAAATCCCCGGCTGGAAAGTAGTTGCGGGCCGCAGTGTCCGCGCGTTCCATGACTCCGATGCCGCGTTCCAAACGCTTATCAAGGCGGGCTACGATGAGGCCATGCTGTATGATCGCAAGCCTGTTTCCCTGTCCGAACTGGAAAAGCGGCTCGGCAAGAAAAAGTTTGCCGAACTGCTGGCCGACCAGATTGACCGCCCGATGGGCAAGCCGACGTTAGTTGACGAATCTGACAAGCGCGAACCGTACAACAGCGCTGCCGCTGATTTTGGAGGGGTTTAACCAATGTTCGACGATTACGACCATATCACAATCAGCTATCACCATCGGGACGATGGCTGGTTTGAGATGGAGCTATATCTGCCACTGTTGGTTGACTGCCCCAAAAATAAGATGCCCGCTATCCTCTCCCAATTCATTAAGGATGAAAAGTGCGAGGATAAGGCCAAAAAGCTACTGACCTATTGGGAGCGGCAGCGCGATAAGTACGAGCGTGATCGTAAGGACGCGGCAAATGCCTATGTGAACACCTCTACCGAGGTGTCAGATCTGCAAACCGTCATCCGTACTAAAAAGCATCCTGTCGGCACTCGGCTATCTAATACCGAATTGCAGGATGCTAAAAAGCAACTTGCAAGCAAAAAAGCTCTTAAAAAGCGCACCTACGATACTTTGAAATTCAGCTATGACCGCAAAACACGGCTGGACTTCTTTATCGAGATGCTGAAATGTCACCCCAAATTACAATGGGTTTTCAATTCTGAGGAGGTACAGAAATGAAAGTTGAGAAAAATAGCCCTCTGGCCCAAATGCTCTTGAAACTGGCCGCTGAGCATGACCCGAAACTGCGCGAGGCTATCCGCAACGGCGAGGTTGAGGGCGTGAACATTATCGCTGTCGGTGGCGCACCCGATGGCGAAGTCAAAGAACTACTGGAATCTCTCGCCAAAGACGAGGATGACTGCAAGAACTGCGAAAACCGCGATGGGTGCGAGGATGCCAAGGCAGCTACACCTTGCGATGATGCTGAGGATGCGGACGATGACATCAGCATCGTTGACGAAATTCGCAGTATCGCCGATGACCCGGACATTCCTGAGAGCATCGCGGCCCCGGCCCGCGTTGTTTTGGCGGCTGCTGAACTCATGGACATCTTGAATCCCGTCCCGCGCATGGTTTCTCCGAAACGGATGCGCCCGTACACTGCCCGCCGTGCGGCAATGCTTTCCGATGTCAGCGCCGCCATCTGCCGCGCTCAGACCGACATCCTCGATGCCATGCACCGCTACCCTGAATTTGCCGAAATCACCGATGCCTATTTCGATGATAGCGACGAAGAAAATACAACTGAAACCGAATAAGAAAGGAAATGTGTCATGTATAACAACGATGCACAGAGATGTTTGACCGGCGAAGTTCGCCTGTCCTATGTCAGTCTCGACAAGCCCCGTCAGCCGCAGGGCGGCGTGGGTGATGCCAAGTACAGCGCCACGCTGTTGATTCCTAAGACCGACACCGCCACTATCGCCGACTTCCGCAGTGCCATTCAGGCGGCGGCTCAGATCGGCGCGGGGACGCTGTGGGGCGGCATTATCCCGCCGAATCTGGATTCCATCATCCACGACGGCGACGGTGTGCGCCCCAGCGGCATCCCGTTTGGCGATGAATGTCACGGCTGCTGGGTCATCACCGCCAGCACCAAAAACAAGCCGCAGGTCGTCGGGCAGGACAACATCAACGTGGAACTGGCCCCGCAGGATGTTTACAGCGGTATGTATGCCCGCGTGACTGTCCGATTCTATCCCTTTAACACCGCTGGCAAACGCGGTGTCGGCTGTGGGCTGGGCAATGTAATGAAAACCCGTGACGGTGAGCCGCTGTCTGGCGGTGCATCTGCCGCATCTGATTTCGCCGGTGTCGGCAACGCCGTAGCTCCCGCCGCCCCCATGCAGCAGGGCTGGCCGCAGGCAATCCCTACGCCGACTGCCCCTCCGGCTGCGCCCGCGTACCAGCCGCCCTACTCCGCGCCTGCCGCGAACCCGGCACCGTGGAACGGCGCTACACAGATGTATCCCACTGGCGGCGCTGTGAATCCGCTGACCGGGAATCCGATGTAACACTTCCCCGTAGGGTACTTGATGCCCTATTTGACCCAGCTACCACGCTTTTCGGCAGGGTACTGGTAATTAAATAACCATCCACCTCTTTCTATACCGGGAGGGGCTGCGGCCCCTCCTCTTATGTACTCGGATAGCTCAATGGCAGAGCAAGCGCGCGATGTCGGTTCAACTCCGGCTCCGGGGCAGAAATCAAGAGGAAATTCAAGCCCGTACATAAAGGAAAGGAATCTACAAATGAGCTTTGCAACTTTGCGTAAAACCGTCTGCACCGATATTGACATCGGTACTGCCCTGAAAGAGATCACTTCCAACCCGCATATTGGCGATGCACTGGCCTTTGACCTGCTGGATGGCCGTCGCATTGAGTGCGCCGTCACTGACATCGACGATAAGGCCATCCGCTTTGATTCTGTGGATTGCCTCGGTGACGACATGACCTACGGCAAGGTCGAAAAATGGCTTGACCGCATCGATCATCTGATGCCCGATGAACTGCGCGAGGCCATCGTTGATACTGAGCGCAAGCACACCATCGACGGCAAAAAGGTATGCCGCCTTGAGCGCTTATTTCTGCCCGCCGCGTCTGAACTGTTCAGCGGGGATGCTGTTCTCGGCGACGACGGGCTGTACAAGCAGATGGATTGGTACAAAGATCGCCGCCATCGCATGAAGATGGACGAACACGGCGGTGATTCAACTGCCTATTGGACATCTTCTCAGCGCTCCGGCAACTCCTCCAACTTCTGCTATGTGAACTACTGCGGCAATGCGAGCGCCCTCAACGCCTCCGACACGTGGCTGTCCGCGCCCGTCTGCTTCCGTATCCGTAAATCGTAATTATCCCCGCGCCCCTTGTGGGCGCGGCCTATGCGGATTCCCTTATAAATAAGGAAAGGAAATGCCCAAATGAAAACCAGATTTGACAGCGCCGAGATTTGGCGCACAAACAATGATACGGCTGTAAGTATCAAGGAACTGGAAACCTCGCACCTTATGAACATTGTACGGATGCTCCTGCGCCGCCCCGAAACCGTGCAGACGATGATCGTCTGCGATATTGAGCGCCAGACCCGCAATGTTTGGAGAGCGAATGATCTTGTTGACGAAGATGCCGTCGCATCTATCCACAATGCCACTTCCATGACTCCTCGTGAGATTGTTCAGTGGGTACAGGGTACGCCCCTGTTTACGGCTATCGTCATTACCCTTGAGGGGCGTGGGGTCAACACCTCCGTGCTGATTGGCTCGGTTTTGGCTGAACTCGGATATGAGGAGAACGGCAATGAGTGAACAGCTACACCATCTGAGTATCGACCTTGAGACTTACAGCACCGTCAGCATCGGCGCGGCGGGGTCATACCGATATATCCTCGACCCGTCTTTTGAGATTCTGCTTTTCGCGTACAGTCTCGACGGGATGCCCGTTGAGGTCATCGATGTGGCAAGCGGGCAGGTTATTCCCCTTTGGCTGAAAAATGCCCTCAAAAATCCCCTATACATCAAACACGCCTACAACGCGGCTTTCGAGTGGTTTGCCCTCAGCAAGTATCTGGGCTTGCTACCCCCCGATCAGTGGCGCGATACGATGCTCCACGCGCTCTACTGCGGCTACCCGGCATCGCTGGACGCGGCGGGCAGAGCGATGGGCCTGCCTGAAGATAAGAAAAAGTTGACGACGGGTAAGGCCCTTATCCGCTATTTCTGCGTTCCCTGCAAGCCCTCCAATGCCAACGGGAACCGCACCCGCAATCTACCCAAGCACGACCCCGCCAAATGGAAGCTGTTCAAGGAGTACAACGGGCAGGACGTTGTAACCGAAATGGAAATTGACCGCCGCCTGTCGGCGTTTCCCGTGCCCGCGTTTGTGCAAAAGCAATGGGAAACCGACTTGACGATGAACGCGCGGGGCGTGGCCGCTGACATGGAAATGGTGAGCGGCGCTCTCGTCATCGGCGCTACGGTCAAAAGCCAGTTGATGGCTGAGGCCCGCCAGCTCTCCGGGCTGGACAATCCCAACTCCATCAAGCAGCTTGCCCGATGGCTGACCGAGGCCACGGATGGCGACACGGAAATTACCAGCGTCACTAAAGAAACCGTCGCCACGATGCTGAAACAGCCTCAGCCCGCCAACGTGCAGCGGATGCTCGAAATCCGGCAGGAACTCGGCAAAACCAGCACCAAAAAATATGATGCGCTGGAAACCTGCATCGCCGATGATGGCCGCGTCCGTGGCCTGCTCCAATTCTACGGGGCGAACCGCACCGGGCGCTGGGCGGGCCGTCTGGTGCAGGTGCAGAATCTCCCCCGCACCTATACCCACCCCCTACCCCCGGCGCGTCAGCTCGTCAAAGACCGCAATATCGACGGCCTGCGGCTGATGTACGGCAGTATCAATGATACGCTGTCGCAACTTATCCGCACGGCCTTTGTGGCGACCCCCGGCAATGTCCTGATCGATGCCGACTTCTCGGCTATTGAGGCCCGCGTCATCTCGTGGCTGGCGGGGCAGGAATGGCGGCTTGAAGTTTTCCGCACCCACGGCAAAATCTATGAAGCGTCGGCATCGCAGATGTTCCATGTGCCCATTGAGAAAATCAAAAAGGGCAACCCGGAATACGCTCTGCGGCAGCGCGGCAAAGTTGCAGAACTGGCCCTCGGCTATCAGGGCGGTGTCAGCGCGATGCGCCGCATGGACACCGGGCACAACCTCGACGACCTCTCCGATGATGAAGTCAAGGGCATTGTGGACAGATGGCGCGAAACAAACTCGATGATACGCGATTTGTGGAACATAGTTGATTCTGCCGCCGTCACCGTCATCACCAACGGCGGCGCACAGACTATCCGCTCCGAAACCACCGATGCCGTCATCACTCTGGCCTGTGAGCTGGATGTCATCACGGGCACCCGGTACATGACGATTCTGCTGCCGTCCGGGCGCAAGCTGTACTATCCGTCCCCCGAAATCGGCGTAAACCGCTGGGGCAATCCCTCGGTCAGCTATATGGGTCAGAATCAGACGACCAAACGATGGGAGCGGGTGGAAACCTACGGCGGCAAGCTGGTGGAGAACATCGTGCAGGCTATCGCCCGTGACTGTCTGGCAATCGCCATTGAAAACCTTGAGGCACAGGGCCTACACGTCGTATTCCACATCCATGATGAAGTCGTCATCGACACGCCTGCATGGGCCGACAATGACACGATGCTGGACACCGTCACAAAAATCATGACAAAACCCATCCCGTGGGCGCAGATGCTCCCCCTCAATGCCGACGGGTGGGTCGATAAATTCTTCAAAAAGGACTGATTATTGCATGAACGCTCTTATTCATCTCGACCAGAACGGCAAAAAGGTCATGGAGCGGCGCGTCCATGAGGCCGTTATGAAAGAACGCGCCGACATCAGCACCCGCGCTCAGTACGTTTGGGCGCTGTCCATGCTCCAATGCAGCTTATCGCCGAGCACCGTTCAGCGCGTGGCAAATCATTTCGAGGCGGTGCTGGACAAGTACATGGAATACCAGACCGAGGATTTAGGCGATCTGTTCATGCGCTCTATGCTCCATGATTCGGGCGTTGAGGTCAAGGCAACCAGCCGAGAAAGGAAACGTAAAAGAAAATGAGCAAGGTACAAATCACCGCCTTTACCGGCGAATACTACTTTTTGAGCAACTACTGCGCCTGCCCTATCACCATTGATGGGCTGACCTATCGGAGCGCCGAGGCCGCTTTTCAGGCGGCAAAATGCAATGTTCCGATTGATCGCGCGGCGTTCTGCACTGTCCCGCCCAATGTAGCAAAAGCCATCGGGCGCAAAATCAAGCTGCGCAAGGGATGGGAGAAAGAGCGTGACGGCATCATGGCCGATGTCATCCATGCGAAATTTTCTCAGAATCCAGCCCTTGCACAGGCTCTTATCGACACCGGCGATGCCGAGCTGATCGAGGGTAACACATGGAACGACAACTACTGGGGCGTGTGCGGATGCGCCCGCTGCCGCAGTGAGGACACCAAAGGTCTGAACAAGCTGGGCAAGATTCTGATGGCTGAGCGGGCACGGCTGCAAGCGGCTACACCCGCCGTAACCGAGGAGGGCTGACGATGGTACACCTTGGAGACATTACCAAAATGAGCGGGTACACCATCCCGCCTGTGGATGTCATTACTTTCGGTTCACCGTGTCAAGACCTTTCCATCGCCGGGAAAAGGGCAGGTATGGCCGGAGAACGCTCTGGGCTGTTCTCTGAGGCTGTCCGCATCATCCGCGAAATGAGATATGCCACTTTTGGCGCATACCCTAAATACGCTGTCTGGGAGAATGTTCCCGGCGCGTTCAGTTCAAACAAAGGAGAAGATTTCCATGCCGTCCTGCAAAGCCTCTGTCGGGTCATCGACCCCGACGCTGTTATTCCTAGACCTACGGACGCACGGGGGGGGGATTAAATGGCCCCGTGCCGGGGCAATTCTGGCAGACCACTACTCGTTGGCGTGGCGAACTATGGATGCCCAGCACTGGGGCGTTCCCCAACGTCGCCTGCGCATCTCGCTTGTCCTCGATCTTACAGGTGGGCGTGCCGGAGAAATACTATTTGAGCCGGAAAGCCTGCGAGGGCATTTTGCGCCGGGCATCACGCCGGGGCAAGCAGTTGCCGGAGCTGTTGAAAACGGCGCTGGAACAGCAGATTGCACAGATGCCATCCCCGTAAACCTCCAAATTGCGACCCGTCACAAATCCCTCGGAGAGAGAACGGGTCTTGGCGTTGGGCAGGCGGGTGATGCCGCCTATACATTGCAGGAGGGTCACGAGCATGGGGTCTGTTGTCCTGATATTGCCAAAGCATACACCTTAAAAATCCGTTCCGGGTGTGAGGGCGGCGGCAAGGGTGCGTTGGTGCAGACCGAAAAGAGCGCCACCCTCTCCACCTTGCAAGACCAGACGCTTTTTGTGGCGGAACCGCCAAAGGCATACAGTTTTGACAGTTTAGCGTCTAATTCCATGAAATCCAGCAACCCGCACAGCGGGTGCCGCGAGGTTGAAATCGCAAAGACCCTTGACACCTCACCGCCTGACCCCGCAAAGAATCAGGGCGGCATTGCTATACTAGATGTTCTGCCGTTCGATACAACGCAGATTACCAGCCCGCAGAACGGCAGCAATCCGCATTTCGGCGACCCCTGCCATCCTCTTGCCGCTACAGCGCATCCTCCCGCTGCTGTGTGTCTCAACTACATCAATCCCGTAGCCGAGCCGCTTATCTATGATGCGCGGGGCAACGGCGACGGCATCACATCTCCTACCATGACCGGCGACCACAACAGCCGCGTCACCGACTATACAGCCATCACATTACAGGGCGATACCGTAGCAGGTGCGCTACTGGCCCGCGATTATAAGGGCCCCGGCAGGGCAGATTCTCTCGGTAGAGTAATTGCCCAGCCCGTAGGCGCAGACCTATATAACGGTACTCTAACGGGCGATAGGGCTGTAACTCTGACGACTGCTACCGGGCAGGGCGGAGCTAACACAGGGCCATCGGTGATTGAAAAAATCATCCGATGGATTGTGAGGCGGCTGACCCCTACCGAGTGTGAGCGCCTGCAGGGCTATCCCGATGGATGGACAGACCTTGGTAGCTGGATAGACAGCAAGGGCAAGACCCATAAGGACGCTGACACGCCCCGATATAAAGCACTGGGTAACTCCATCGCCCTGCCGCAGTGGTACTACATTCTCGGCGGCATCTCTGATCGTCTGCCGGAGGATGCCACCCTCGGCAGTTTGTTCGATGGCATCGGCGGTTTCCCGTATGTGTGGGCACAGCTACACACTGGGCGCAAAGAGTTATGTGTTTGGGCCTCGGAGATTGAGGAGTTTCCCATCGCGGTTACGAAGAAATGGTTCCCGGAGGTAGAGGATGGAAAATTATTCTGATTTCGTTGTTCACAAGTCGGAGCGGGCAGTACATACCGACAGCATCGTTCTGACCGTGGACGATCTCAACGACAAGCTGTACGACTTTCAAAAAGACATCGTGCGGTGGGCGCTGGCAAAGGGCCGCGCCGCTATTTTTGCCGATTGCGGCCTCGGCAAGACCGCGATGCAACTTGAATGGGCGCATCGGGTTTGTGAGCATACGGGGGGGGATGCCCTCATTGTAGCGCCTCTGACCGTTTCTACGCAGACCGTGGGAGAGGGCTTGAAATTCGGAGTGCCCGTTACCCTCTGCGAAACCGCCGACGATATTCAGCCCGGCGTGAACATCACCAACTATGAGAAACTGGACAAATTCGCCGGGGTGCATTTCTCAGCCGTAGTTCTGGATGAATCCAGCATCCTGAAATCCTTTACGGGCAAAGTGCGCAATCAGATCATCGACTTTTTCTCCGATACGCCGTTCCGGCTGGCCTGCACCGCCACCCCCGCGCCCAATGACTTTATGGAGCTGGGCAATCACGCAGAATTTTTGGGCATCATGTCCTATTCTGAGATGCTGTCCATGTTCTTTGTCCATGATGGCGGGCAGACATCGAAATGGCGGCTCAAAGGTCACGCTGAGGACGTTTTCTGGCAATGGCTGGGTAGTTGGGCTGTGGTTATGAACAGCCCCGCAGACCTCGGCTACGATCTGCCGGGGTACGACCTCCCGCCGCTGAGGGTGCATGAGGTCATCGTGGACGGAGATGCACCGATTACCGAGAGCATGACGCTGACGCAGCGGCGCGAGGCCAGACGGGCTACACTCGCAGAACGGTGTCAAGCGGCGGCTGATCTGGTGAATGGCGACCCCAGCGAACAGTGGCTCGTGTGGTGCGACCTCAATTCGGAAAGTGAAGCACTGGCGCACGGCATCCCCGATGCGGTAGAGGTCAAGGGCAGCGATAAGGCATCGCTGAAAAGCTCTCGCCTGCTTAGTTTTTCAATGGGTTTTAGCCGGGCGCTTGTCACAAAGCCCTCTATCGCCGGATTCGGCATGAACTGGCAGAACTGCCACAAGATGATTTTTGTCGGTTTGTCTGACAGTTATGAGCAATATTATCAGGCTGTGCGCCGCTGTTGGCGTTTTGGGCAATCTGAGCCGGTGGATGTGTACATCGTTATCAGTGCCCGCGAGGGCGCAGTCAAGGCCAATATCGAGCGCAAACAGGCCGATTGTGATAAGATGCGGGCCGCGATGGGCGAACAGACCCGCGAAATCGTCAAAAAGCAGTTGCAAAGCACCTGCCGCCTGACAACGCCCTATGAACCGCAGACGGCTATGCGCCTGCCTGCATGGGAGGAGTTTAACCATGAATGTGCTTAATCAGTTAATCGACAGCGCACAGCGCTGGGCGATGTATCAGGGGGATTGCGTGGAAACTCTGCGCGGCATCCCCGACAACAGCATCCACTATTCCATCTTTTCCCCGCCGTTCGCAAGCCTGTACACCTATTCCAACAGTGACCGCGATATGGGCAACAGCAGCGACGGCGCGGAGTTTGCACAACACTTTGGCTACCTTGTGGCCGAGCTATACCGGGTAATCATGCCGGGGCGGCTGGTGTCCATCCACTGCATGAATCTGCCTGCCATGAAATCCCGTGATGGCTTTATCGGCATCAAGGATTTTCGCGGCGACATCATCCGCGAGATGACCGAGTACGGGTTCATCTTCCATTCGGAGGTCTGCATCTGGAAAAATCCAGTCACGGAGATGCAGCGCACCAAGGCCCTCGGCTTGCTACACAAGCAAATCCGCAAGGATTCGGCGATGTCGAGGCAGGGTCTGCCCGATTATGTCGTGACGTTCCGCAAGCCGGGTGAAAACCCTGAGCCTATCCCCCACGACCATGATTCTTTCCCGGTGGATGTTTGGCAGAAATACGCCTCGCCCGTCTGGATGGATGTGCGGCAGTCCAACACCTTGCAGCGCAAAAGCGCCCGCGATGAAAAAGACGAAAAGCATATCTGCCCCTTGCAGTTGGATGTTATCGAGCGGTGCATCGACCTGTGGACGAATCCCGGCGACATCGTGCTTGACCCGTTCGCGGGCATCGGTTCTGTGCCCTATCAGGCTGTTCTCATGGGCCGTCGTGGGCTGGGCATTGAACTGAAAGATAGCTACTACGCGCAGGCCGTGAAAAACCTTGAGAGCGCAGCCACCGATGCCGACAGCCACGAAATCAACACCAATGTGCGCCTGCGCTGCCCCGTGTGCGGCATCAAAGTGGATGGTAAAATCTGCCCGCTGTGCGGTAAGGATTTGATGGCAAAGGAGGAGTAAAGCATGGAACGGACAACAAATTCTGCTGATGCCCGCCGCGCGGCGGACTATCTGTCCAGATACTGTGCCGATTGCATTGGGTGCGTCAACTGCATTTTTGACACTGGCGATGAGGGGCAGTCCTGTCATATCAATAATGGGTGCGCCCCTATCGGTTGGGTGTTACCCTCTTTCTGGACAGCGCAGGACATCGCGCTCGCAAAGGCCATGATGCTGTTTGCAAAAACTATCGTCTGGCCTATTGAGGCGAAACCTAATCCGAATCACCGCTATTTTAAGGGCGAGGGACAGCGCACCATTCCGCTACCGACAGGGGCTTTTAATAATCTGCGTCCCGGCGAGATTATCAATCTAGCTGACATTGTGGGAGGTACAGACGATGCCCGATGACATTTTGGAAATGATCGGCACGGCGGCACTGCTGGAACAACTTGCCGAGGAATCGGCTGAACTGGCGCAGGCCGCGCTCAAGATGGCCCGCAAGATACGCAACGAGAACCCCACGCCGAAATCCCATGCGGATTGTGTTGCCAATCTGCAAGAGGAAATCGCGGATGTGGAATTGTGTATCAGCGTTTTACCCGCTGCACTGCACGACCCCGCCGAGGTCGGCAGGACGATGGCCGCAAAGCATCGGCGGTGGAATGAACGGCTACACGACGAAAAGCTCTGGGAGGTGAGCAACCATGAGGATTGACATTCGGGACAGTAAATACTCCATCATCTACAACGAAAAGACCGGTACAGTTGAGGATGTCTTGTGGTGCAATGAAAGCGCCGAGGATTTGAAAAACCTCAATGTCGTAGCCGATATGGCCCGTGAACTGGCCGTGTATCGGCAGGCAGGCACGGCCATGATTGCCGGGGCGCAGCGCCTCGCATACAGTCGTGGCCCGGAGAAATACTCTTTTTCTGTACCGAGTGAGAAACACAGGCATCTGCACACCGTTGACCGCACTGACGCTGTTGCCCTGCTCATGCAGGCGGGTTCTCTCGCTCTGGGTGAAATGGATGCCCTGCGCGAGTGCAAGGCCAAGACTGCCGCCGCCAACCTGTACCGCGCCATGATTGGCTTTTGAGGCGCGCCGCCATGATGCACTTGAAAATCACCGATGAAATCCGGGAGCGCTGTCTGCGCGAGGCGGCGCATGATGCCCACATCAATGATCGCATCGTTACCTCTACCCCTCAGACCCTTGCCGAGCGTGGCATGACGATGCTCGGCAGTACCCGCGCCACCCCGCGCATCCGTTCCTACCTCTACTGTGACGCTGTGGATGCCTGTTTCTACTACGCCGGGGCGGTGCCCAGCGTCGTCGTGACCGCCCGCTGGACGGCTGACAGCCCGGACATCGCCGAGGGTTCTAAAAAGCCGCAAATCGCCGCTGAGGTCGTGCGCCGCATGATGACCGCGATGGATAAGTCGATGAAAGCCGAAAAAGACCGCCAATGGGCGGCATACATGGAGGAGCAAAAACTAAAATGAGCCATCCGACCACATACGCCGTTGACTTTGACGGCACCCTCTGCAAAAACGCCTACCCTGAAATCGGCGCACCCAATTTGCCCCTGATCGACAAACTCATATCTCGCCGCCGCCTCGGTGCAAAGATTATCCTGTGGACGTGCCGGGAGGGCGAGATGCTGACCCGCGCGGTGGAGTTTTGCCGCTGTTACGGGCTGGAATTTGACGCAGTGAACGACAACACCGAGGAATTAAAACGGGCATACGGCACCAACCCGCGTAAAATCGGCGCTGACTACTACATTGATGATAAGGCTATGCCACCCGATCTATTTGTATCATAGGAGGAATTAGAAAATGGTTATTTTGATAGCTGTCGCAAAGGTTCTCATGGGCCTTTTTGTCATCGCTTTAGTTCTGGCGTTTATCACTGCCATCTTCCTGCTGGGAGCTATTGTGGCAACGCTCGGAACAGCTACACAGCCGATATTCGGGAGAGATCGGGAGGATGACGAGCCGGAGATGGTGAATCACCCCGACCACTACAACCGCCCCGGCCAGAAAGAGTGCATCATCGAGATGGAGGAGCGGTTCGGCACTGCCGCCGTGCGGTATTTTTGCCTGTTGAGCCGCTACAAATACTTATACCGCTGCGGTCTGAAAGACGGTGCAACGCAGGAATTGTCAAAAGCCAACTGGTACAAAGATAAGTTTCTCTCGCTGGGCGGCGATGACAAGCTGCTGAAAATCGTACCCGATAACGCAAACGCTACCGCTTACCAGCAGATGGGCGGCAACGCCTGCATCGAAAAGGAGGCTATGAGCCATGAAAGTTGAACTGATTGCCTGTTCCCGCCCTCTCCCCGGTCAGTGCGGCACGGTCACGAATCTGATAGGCGTAACGCCCAACCCCATGCGCGTTATTGAGCAGGCTGCGAGTGTGTGCTATGACAGCAAGCCGGATTTCTGGGATTTCAAAATCGCCCATAATTGCGCCAAAACCGGGCATCTGAGTGTATATGAGCACATCTACTTCACGTTCCACATCGAGGGCATCAGCCGCGCTTGCCTCGCCCAGTTGACCCGACATCGGCATTTCAGCTTCTCCGTGCGCAGTCAGCGCTATTGTGATGAGAGCCACGCCGAGCCAATTCTCCCCACATCCACAAATGAAGATCAGGACGGCGTAATCGCCGATGCCTACGATTACGCATGGGATGCCTATGATCGCTTGATTAAGGACGGTGTGGCAAAAGAGGACGCACGGATGGTTCTACCCAATGGCGCACCCACTGAACTGTATGTGTCTATGAATGCACGGGCGCTGATCGAGGCCAGCCATCTTCGGATGTGCCACAGAGCGCAATCCGAAATCCGCGCGATGTTTAACGCCATGAAATACTGCCTCGCTGTCCCATCCCCCGAAATCGCGGCGATGATGGTTCCGCAATGTGAAATCAACCCAAAATACCAATATTGCACCGAGGGCAAATCCTGCGGCAGACACCCCCGGCTGCAGGATTTGATGGCAACAGCTACACAACAGCAGAGTGAGGAGGCTGACAAGAAATGAACAAATACACGATGTACGCCTGCGAGTTTTGTGGCAAAGAGTTTAGTTCTGCATCCGAGTGTGAACAGCATGAAGAATCTCATGACCACGATTATAGCTTTGATGCTGATACAGTTATTATTCAAAGGCTTCGTGAAATGAAAAGTGGATGCTATGACTATCGCATCGGTAACACCGTCATGGGTATGCCTATCACAGCCTTTTCGAGCCTTATTGAAACTGCCGCCAATAGGCTTGAAGATTTGAGTAATGATGCCCTCAGCAACGATTTTTAGCAAAGAAATGAGGTTTACTGAAAATGAAATGTCTGTATAAAGTACCGTTCAGCGGCTTTTTTATGGCTTATGCCGAATCTGCCGAGGAGGCAAAGAAGATGTCCCCCGATGATGGTGAGGTTATTTATTCTGAGCAATCCACGGGAGAGGTCGAGGCTTGCCCCGACGGCGCGTCCATCCCGATTGACGATCATCACTGCCTGTTCATTGAACCGGCAGATGAAGATTTTGACGAGGGCATCTCTGAGGATTGGGAGGATGAGCTGTGAACACTGATATTGTCTGGCTGGTGCTGGGTACTGTCTGTGCTACGATTCAGCACTACATCACCAAAAAGAGCGCGGAATCTGAAATCGCATCCCTGAAAACGCGCCTTGAGTTCGCCAAGCAGGAAACCCGCATCTGGAAAACCACCGCATATCGCCATGCCGATGAACGAAATCACGCTGTCCGCATGGCCCAATACTGGCGCAAACAGGCTCTCAACGAACATTTTGGTTTTGAGCCGGAAAAGGCAGCCCCGTCCCCTACTGTGGCTGAGGTCGTAAACGAAATGATGCGGTATGACGCGCTGATGCAGGCCACGGGCTGGACACCCGCCCACGACCCCGACGACGCCCCGGCTGAGGCCGAAACGGTCACAACAACAAAGGTATCGGACGAAGCCGAAACCGCCACACAGAGCGCCGCTGTGGGCGCAGAGGAGGGCAACCATAGTGATTGATTTTTCTGTCGATGAGCGGGCGTTCAACTCCCGCAACAACCCCTACTACAACGACAAAGGCTATGCTGATCCTACCGCTTATCAGGGCATTGAGGCGGCGGCAACCAGTGAATACCGGGCGCGGTTCGATGCCATCGCCGCACTTATCCACACGGTCAAGTACATTTGCGGGCTGGCTGGGTTTGAGGTCGTAGGCCGAATCACCCTGCGGCACAAGCAGAGCGGCGACATCTACAAGTAAGGAGGAAATCTGAGATATGGCTACACCGAACGAAAAAGAGGATGCCGAGGTTTATCCCGTAGTCATCCTTGACCCGAACGGCAACGATTACACAAAGGGCATCGCGGCATGGCTGACGGCCATTGCAAAGCAGAATCCTAAAAATCTGGTGTGCATCGCCCGTAGCCCCGACCCCGAAAAGCCGGAGCAGTCCGTGTACACGCTCATGCGGTGGGAAACCAAGAGCATTGAGCTTTCCGAAATTGCCGGATACCTGACATCCGTTGCATCTGAACTGTTCAGCCGTGAACAGCCTAACAGCGAAACCCCATTATAACGATAAAGCGAGGAAAACGGTCATGCAATTCGATAGACAAATTACCATCACCACCGGCGCATCCCGAAACGATCTCAACTGGAAACCTCAGCTGATGACCGTGGCAGAGCTGTATGACCGCCTGCGGAATCCCGTCCGTTCGACGGAAACGCTCGACGCATATATGCACCTGCCGAAGCCTCAGCAGGACGCATTAAAGGATGTCGGCGGGTTCGTGGGCGGCTCTCTCAACGGCGGACGGCGCAAGGCTAATGCAGTGACCGGGCGTGACCTTGTGACGCTTGACTTCGATAATATCCCCGGCTGGGGCACCGATGAAATCGTGAGCCGCGTGAATGCCATCGGATGCAGCTATGCGATCTACTCCACACGCAAGCACTGCCCCAATAAGCCCCGCCTGCGCGTCGTAATCCCCCTTGACCGTACTGCTACCCCCGATGAGTACGAGCCACTGGCACGGCGGCTGGCGTGGCTGATCGGCATTGATAAGGCCGACCCTACCACATTTCAGGCAAGCCGCCTCATGTACTGGCCGAGTGCCTGCGTGGATTCGGATTATGTGTTTCGTTGTAAGGATGCGCCGCTGGCATCTGTGGCGTTCCTGCTGGGAACCTACACGGACTGGCGCAACATGGTCGAGTGGCCGCAGGTTCCCGGTGCTGCTCCGAATTACCAAAAGATGGCACTCAAGCAGGGCGACCCACTGACAAAGCCCGGCATCGTGGGCGCGTTCTGCCGCGCCTATGACATCCGCACGGCGATGGACAAGTTTCTGCCCGGCATCTATACCCCGTGCATTATGGGCAGCGAGGAGCGGTACACCTATACGGGCGGCAGCACGGCGGGCGGCGCTATCATATACGATAACGGCAAATTCCTGTACAGCCATCACGCCACCGACCCCTGCTCTATGCAGCTTGTGAACGCATTTGACCTTGTTCGCCTGCACCTATACGGTGATAAGGACGACAACGCCCCCGGCAACACCCCGGTCAGCAAGCTCCCGTCTTATAAGGCGATGTGCGAAATGGCGATGCAGGATAGCGCGGTGCAGGCCATCTACAACAAAGAGCAGTTTGCCCAGTTGCAGGCTGACTTTGGCGCTATCGCCCCCATCCCCGGCAACGGGCCTCAGCAGACCCCCGGCGACAGTGACGGCGCCGAGCCTGTGCAGGGCGAGGTCATCGGAGACGACGGCCAGCAGGCAGACCCCAACGCATGGCTGGGCTATATCCAGCGCGATGAAAACGGCAAAATCAAGCAGACCATCGACAATGTTCTGCTGATTCTCAACAATGACCCCCGCCTGTGCGGGCGGTTCATGCTGAATGAGTTCAGCGGGCGCGGCGAGGTGCTGTACCCCCTGCCGTGGGACAAAGACCCCGACAAATTCAAGCGGCGGGCATGGGCTGATTCTGACATCAGCGCAATGTACTGGTACATGGAAAAGGGATACAAGATCACCAAGCGCAACGCCATCGACGCAGGGCTGGACATCCATGCGGCTACACACGCATTTAACGAGGTGCAGAATTTCATCAAGGGTCTGGCGTGGGATGGAGTGCCTCGGCTGGATACACTGTTCATCGACTACCTCGGTGCTGACGATTCCCCCTATACCCGCGCTGTCACCCGCAAGGCGTTTGTCGGTGCTGTGGCCCGCGCGATGGAACCGGGATGCAAGTTCGATAATATGCTGATTCTGTGCGGGCCACAGGGCCTCGGCAAGTCCACGCTGCTGGACAGGATGAGCAAAGGCTGGTACAACGACAGCATCCGCACGTTTGAGGGCAAAGAGGCATCCGAGCTGCTGCAAGGCGTATGGCTGGTAGAGGTAGCTGAGCTTGACGCTTTCCGCAAGACCGATGTTTCCCGCATCAAGCAGTTTTTGAGCCTGCGCTATGACCGCTACCGCGCCGCCTATGGTCGTAATGTAAAGGAACTGCCCCGCTGCTGCGTCTTTTTCGGCACCTGCAATGTCAGTGATTTTCTGCAAGATACCACGGGCAACCGCCGTTTCTGGCCCGTGGATGTGGGACAAGGCGAACTGATTCACCGCGCATGGGATCTGACCGATGCTGAAATCAACCAGATTTGGGCTGAGGCAAAGATGCGCTGGATGATGGGAGAGCCGCTGTTCCTGACCGGCGATCTGGCAGACGCGGCCCGCGCACGGCAGGAGGATCACCGCGAGGCATCCGTCCGCGAGGGTCTTATCCGTGATTTTGTGGAGCGTGATGTTCCCACGAACTGGCTTGAGTGGCCGCTGGACAAGCGCCGCGATTACTGGGCTGGGGCTTGCAAGGGGCAGGACATCCCGACGATGCCCCGTGACCGCATCTGCGCCGCCGAGGTTTGGTGCGAACTTTTCAACGGCGCCCCGCGCGACATCAAGCAGGCAGACACCCGCGAAATCAACGCCGTGCTGGCAAGCACCCCCGGCTGGGAGGCTAACCGGGGCATGAAGTTTGGGCCGTACAAGCAGCAGCGCGGTTATCGGAGATTCAACAGACAAGTGTAATGTGCATAAAAATCAACTGACACTTTGGGCCAAAAAGCTGACACTTCCTTATATGCCAAGTGTCAGAACCGTCAGAAGTGTCAGTCAAATATGAAAAAATTGTGAACAAGCGTACTGACACAACTGACACGCAAAATACAAGTGTCAGTTAAAGTGTCAGCCTAAATTTTAACGATGTATCGTTGTAATATATCTATAACTGACACTTCTGACACTTAAAATAAATAAAAATAAAAATAAGTAAAATAACGCGCGTGAGAGCGCATATACCCCCGTATTTACGGGTCTATACGCGCGTGCGCGTGTGTCAGTCAGGTGGACAAGCGCGGCGGCGATGCCGCGAAAAAGATGGGAGGTTATTAGGATGCCGGAATTGGAAAAGGTCATCGAGCGCAAGCTGCGTGACGGTGTGAAGAAATTGGGCCGCGGTGCAAAGTGCCTGAAATTTGAAAGCCCCGGCACATCTGGGGTGCCCGATAGGATGATCCTGTTGCCGGGAGGTCGTGTCGTGTTCGTGGAGCTTAAACAGGTGGGCAAGCGGGAGCGGATGCGGCAGACGTATGTACAGAATCAGATGCGGCGGCTGGGCTTTACCGTGTTCAGCACGGTATCGACCCCGGAACAGGTGCAGACGATTCTCAGCCATTGCGAGGAGGTCATGCGGCAAGATGGATTGTAAAGAGTTCCACCCCTACCCCTATCAGCAGTTTTGCATCCAGCACATCATCGATCACCCCGCCGCTGGGCTTTTCGTGGACATGGGCATGGGCAAAACCGTGATGACGCTGACCGCGTTTAACTACCTCAAGTATTATGCGTGGCAAATTCGGCGATGCCTCGTCATTGCGCCGAAGAAAGTTGCCGAGGCAACATGGCGCACCGAAATTTCAGGGTGGCAGCATCTGCGGCACCTGCGCTGCTCCGAGGTGCTGGGAACAGCTACACAACGCCGCGCCGCGATGGCAGTGGATGCCGACATCTATGTGACGAATCGGGACAATGTGCAGTGGCTCGTCAAAGAGTACGGCAAGGCGTGGCCGTTTGATATGGTCGTGCTGGATGAATCGTCATCGTTCAAAAACCATCAGGCCAAGCGGTTTAAGGCCCTGCGGTCAATGCGACCCAAAATCAAGCGCATTGTGGAATTGACCGGCACCCCCTCGCCGCACGGCTTGATGGATTTGTGGGCGCAGGTCTACTTGCTGGACGGTGGGCAGCGGCTGGGCCGCACGATCTCCGTTTACCGCGATATGTACTTTGAGCCGGACAAGCGCAGCAGATCGCAGATATTTACTTACAAGGCCCGCCGGGGCGCGGCAGATGCCATCTATGCTGCCATCAGTGATATTTGTATCAGCCTGTCCAGCGACGACTATCTGATTCTCCCTGACCGCATCTATGATGAGATACCCGTCAAGCTGGACGCCCCTGCCGCCGCCGCGTATAAGCGTTTGGAGCGGGATGCACTGTTGCAAGTGGACGAATCGACCATCACAGCAGGCACGGCGGGAGTGCTGGCGGGCAAGCTGTTACAGCTTTGCAACGGCGCTGTGTACGATGAGGATGGCAAGGTCATCCCCGTCCATGACTGCAAGCTGGCCGCGCTTGTGGAGCTGATCGAGGGTCTGCACGGTCAACACGCCCTGCTATTCTACTGGTTTCAGCACGACCTCGCCCGCATCCTCGCCGCCCTTGAGCCGCTGGGTTTACGGGTGCGCGTATACAACGGCCCCGACGATGAACGGGCATGGAACGCGGGAGAGGTGGACATTCTGCTGGCTCATCCCGTGTCCTGCTGCTACGGCCTCAACCTGCAACACGGCGGGCATCACATCATCTGGTTTGGGCTGACATACTCGGCGGAGGTTTATCTGCAGGCGAACAAGCGGCTACACCGACAAGGGCAGACGCATCCTGTTGTCATCCATTCGCTGGTCGTGCAGGGCGGGCAGGATGAGGATGCCATCGCAACGGTCATGGGCCGTGTCACCGAACAAAACCATCTGCTGGAATCACTAAAAGCAAAAATCATCACGGCAAAGGAGGCCGTCTGACTATGACGATGAAAGAATTATCTCAACTCCATTGGCTGAATTTGGAGATTGACCGTGATAAACAGCACCTTGCAGAGCTTGAGGCCCGCGCCACATCCCCCGGTGGGCCGAATATGTCCGGGATGCCCGGTGGCGGCGGTGCAGGGTCGAGTGTCGAAAGTGACGCGATAGCCATTATCGAGCTGAAAGAGCAGATCAGGGGCAAGCTGGCCCGCGCTATGGCAGAGCGTGACCGCATCACAGCGTACCTTGACGGCGTGGATGATGCACAGTTGCGGCTCATTATGCACTTGCGCTTTGTGGATGGCCTGTCGTGGGCGCAGGTGGGCGCAAGCGTGGGCGCGGGATACACCGGCGATGCCTGCCGTATGGCCTGCAAGCGCTATTTAGCAAAAACCGCATAGAAAAAAGCGAACAAAACGAACAATTCAACGCAAAATATTGATTGTTCGCCCTCATGCGCGTATTATGTATTTGCGGGTTTAGGGCGAGGGAGTTCTGGGCGCTCCCTCGTTCGTGCTTTCCCCGCTGTCACCTCCAAACGCCGCTGCGTGAATAAGCGCGGCGGCGTTCGTGTTTGCGCCGAGGTGGCAAAAGCCCTATACGCTGGGTGCGCCTCTCACGCCCGGCGTTGTGCAGGCCCTTGACCCCTGCACTAAATTTTACCCCGGTAGCCTACGGGGCCGGGGCATTTTACCGCATAGCTGTTCAATCAGCAATTAGAGCGAAAAGGGCGCTGTGTTATCCCCATAGCACGGCAAGGGTGCAAGGCCCTTATGCGGTTCCATTAGGCCACTGCCGTCGCCCGGCCATTGCGGCGGCACAAGTGATCTGCACCTCCCCAGTGATGGCAAATTGCGGTTTGCAATCCATTCACGCGGTTCCACCGCTGGCGGTTTCGATCAGTGGCCTATTTATATTGCACAGTAGAGCACTGGTAGCTCGGCAGGTTCATACCCTGCAAGTATCTGGTTCGATTCCAGCCTGTGCAACCATGCGAGGCTTGAGGGCATTTCACCTCGCGGCGCGTCCACGGCAAAACGGGCTTTTTCTCCTTTCCCCGTATGACGCGCCTGATTTTGGTTATTATCGCGGTTCGCCGCGAGGGCCGACGCCGGTACTGCCGCCGTTGACCCGCCCCTATATTACGCGCCACAGTGTCACAACTGCGGCGCATTTTTATTGCTTTCCCGGAGGTCTACGGTGTACCGCACAGAGCGCAACTATGAAAATCTCAATAAGGGCATTTTCCCCGGCGCTGGGCGGTTCGACATCCCCATCCTGCGGCCCGAATTGACTACGGCTGAAAACTGGATAAGTTTCAACTACGCCAAAGGGTGCGAGGAGCCGTCAGAGCATGGCGTTCACTTTTTCGTTGATGATTACCAGTTCAACCGCATCTGGGCGCATCCTGACAACTACCTCGGCATGATGGCGCGGTTCGATACCGTATGCACCCCCGATTTCAGCACATATACAGACTTTCCCCGCGTCATCCAGATTTACAACCACTACCGCAAGGCGCTGGTTTACCGCGCAAGCGACAACTAAACAGGAGGAGGCACGCAATGGCATACAAGGAACCCGTATTCACCAAAGAGGCTATGGCCGCTTTGCAGGCCAGTTGGAACGACAACATCAGCGGCAGAAAGTCCACCGCTAAGACCAAAAAGAGAACCACCGCCCCGAAAAAGGCGGCAGGTAAAAAGCCCGCCGCCAAAAAGGGCAAGTAACTGAATACCCTTTAGCACTCAGCGCTGAAATGCGCCGGGTGCTTTTTTTATTTTTACTGATAGGAGGTGGCAGCAGATGCCCGAAAATACCGAGGCTATGCCGGAGATCAGCGCAAGCCCCGCGCCGCAAGACGCGAAGCCCGCCGACACCGGCGAGAAAAAGCAGAAAAAGCCTCGCAATACGTCCGGGATGAAACCGCCACTGAATCAGCTCCCCCCGGAGGAGGCGTTCGCCATCCGCTCTAAAGGCGGCAAGGCAGCGGCTAAAAAGCGTCGGGAGGAGAAGCTGGTAAAGGATGCCCTGCTGAACCTGCTGACAAAACCCCAGCACAAGAAAAAGGGCGGCAAGGCCCACTACAAGGCCAGCGCCGAGTTGACGAGCTATGATGACGTGTTCTCTGAGAATACGACCCTCATGGTGCAGATGCTCATCCCCCTTATCCAATCTGCCATCAATGGCAACATTGAATCCCTGTTCGCCATTCTGCGCGTTCTGGGGCAGGAACCGGGCACCCCCGGCCAGTTTGGCGTTGACGAGTTTGCCCCGCCTGAGCCACCCGCAGAGGGCGCAGACGGCCCCGGCAAGTCCGCGCCTGCCGATGACCCTAATGCGGTGCGCATCCACCTGATACGCGGCGAGAAGCCCGTCCCCGTGGCTGAGGGCGATGCCCCGGCAGTGGGGCAAGCTGACGCCGATCAGGCAAACGCGGCTACACCCGTTACGACCCCCGCCGATGGGGAGGCGGTGCCCGATGCCTGATGTTTACATCGAAGATGTCATCGCGCCTAACTATGACGAACTGCTGGATGATGTTCTCGATCATCGGCACTCGCAATACCTCCTCAAGGGCGGGCGCGGTTCGCTGAAATCGTCCTTTATCGGCTTTGCTATCCCGCTGATTATGGTTCAGCCGGGGAACGAGGCTTGCAACGCGGTCATATTCCGTAAGACCGCCAACACCCTGCGCGATTCTGTTTACAGCCAGATGGTCTTTGCCCTTGACAAACTGGGCCTTGACAGCGAATTTATCTGTCATGTTTCCCCCATGAGCATTACCCGGAAAAGCACCGGGCAGACGATTCTCTTTCGCGGTCTTGATGACCCGATGAAGCTGAAATCGTTGAAATTCCCCAAAGGGTACTGCGCCATCACATGGTTTGAAGAAGCGGACACGTTCGATGGGATGAAAGAAATCCGAAACGTGTTGCAGTCAACCAACCGTGGCGGCTCTAAATTTTGGAATTTCATGTCGTTCAACCCGCCCATCACCCTGAACAACTTTATGAATCAGGAGGCG